TCACCCAGAGGTGAGCAGGTCCGCGCCGACATCTAGGCTTGATGCCTCGGCGTGTCGATAGGTTCCCCAGGTCACCTTGATGTCCCCGTGACCCGCCCAGTCGGCCAGCTTCTCGATAGGCAGGCCGCGCTCGGACAGGCGCGTCAGGGTGGTGTGTCGGAAGGAGTGGATGACCACGTCCGACAGGTCGAAGCCCTTCTCCTTGAGGTCAGCGACGATCCCTTGCCACCGATACCAGATGAACCCGCCCCGGTAGGGGAACAGGAGCAGACCGCGCGGGGCCGGCGAGGCGGCCTCGACGCCATTGGCGGCCAGGTAGGGTAGGGCGCCCACGACCCGTGGTGTGAGCGGGATGGTCCGGGGCTTGCCGTTCTTGGTAGCCCAGCCGGGGACGGTCAGGCGGTGTCGGTCGTTCACCTCGGTGATCCACTCGCGGCGTAGGTTCTCGGCCTCGCCCTTGCGACACCCGGTGTCGAGCAGGAACGCAACGAGGTGACCGAAGCGGACCCAGTCAGCGCTCGGGTTGGCCGCGTGACGGGCGGCGATGGCGTCGAAGATCGCGGCCTCCTCCCGTTCCGAGACGACGCGCGTCCGGGTGTTCTTCGCCCCGCCCAGCTTGGGCATGGTCGGGCGGCCGGGGATGATGTCCCACTCGGCGGCCAGCGACAGGGCCTTAGAGACCATGTCCAGCTTGCGCTTGACCGTGGCGGGCGCGTAACCGCGCGCCTCCAGCTCGTGGACGAGACCCCGCAGGACCCCCTTGGTCACGCCGGTGACCAGAATGTCCCGGAAGGGGGCACGGCGACCGTCCGGCAGGTCAATCTCCAGCTCACGCATGATCTTGAGGTTGGACCGGATCGTCGCCTGGGACTTCGACAAGGCCCAGCCCTCGCGGGCGTTCTCGACGCGGCGGAGTAGGGCGCAGACGGTGACCCCGAGGGGTGCCGAGGCGGACGGAGGGGGCGAGTAGGCCCTAGCCTCGGCGGCGGGGCGTTCCCCGGCCATGATGGAGGCGACCTTGCGGCGGGCCTCGGTCTTGTCCTTGGTCCCGGTAGAGACCCGACAGCGTTCACCGGACGGCGAGACATAGTCCACCGCCCAGACGCCCGAGGGCTTCTGGTAGAGACGCATGGGGCGTCCTTTCGTCGTTGTAGGGTAGGGGGTTAGGTGCGTCCGGCGGGTTAGGCCGAGCGCATCGCCTCCACTAGGGCTGCGACCACGTCCTCGCCGTCTTCGGTCAGGTGTAGGTAGCGGACGCGCCTGTCGTCGGGGTCATGGTGCTGTTCAAGCCACCCCAGCGCGTCCGGAGCCACGCGCCCCGGCGCCAAGAACTGGAGACTGGACTTTTCGACCGACCGACCCAGCGGCTGGTAGATTTCCCTTATCCGGGTGACGGTCGCGCTCTGCCCCATCACGCCGTGGTAGGCGGCCGCTAAGAAGAACAACGCTTGCTGAACCGTCATCCGGTCGTGGCCCGCCGTCGCTAGGACGCTTAAGGCCGCAACCACTGTTTTCAAGTCGGCAGCCGACCTCGCGGGCAGGATGGACGAGGCGCTCGATCCTCGCCCGTCGAATGGCGAGTAAGATTTCTTTGGGTATCTCATGGTCCCCCTCCTCGGTAACCTCGGATTGTCGATGTTCAAGATGCGTCGTCACCCTAGTCTCACTTTATTACGGAACTTTCAGAGCTATGGAAACCCCCTTTAGTGGGGTGTCGGCTCTCGTTGCAGATATACCCTAGACACGCGGCTGTAAACGGTTCCATCAGTAGACGCGGCGCACGTGGTAGTGAACGCGACCACCTGTCAGGGACAGGTCACGCGCGGCCTGGGCCGCAAGGCGGCGGGCACGGCGGCCGACATACGTCAACCCGGTGGGTCTGTTGTCAGCGTAGACCTCAAACATCAGGCTTATCTCACTTCGACGTAGACCGTGAGGTCGTGTTGGATGGTGCGGATACGATCCGCAGTTGCGGGGCCAGAGGTCTCGCGGACCGCGTCCAGAAGGCGTTGTAGGAAATCCAGATCGGCCTCGCTCACGCGGGGTCCTCCTCAACAAGATCGCCGGGCGTCCCGTCATCGTCCGTTTCCGGCATCAAGTCTTCAACGCGGGTGATGATGTCGCACACGTCGATAATATCGGCGGCAAGGTCTAGGTCAGTCATCATTCGATCCTTTCGAAAATGCCCCGGACTATTCCGGAACGTTGCGTAACGTTGCGCAAGTCTGGCGCGATGTCAGGCAAGGGTTTGCGCGGCCAGCTGGCGCATCTCGGCGACGGTGTTAGCGACGCCGGGCGCGGACGGGTCGAGCGACGCCTTACCGTTGAACGACGGGCCGAGTTCGGGAAGAGAGTCGAAAGCGGTCCAGTCGCAGTGTGTGAGGGTTTCCCAGGCGCCGGCAACGGCCAGCTTTTCGGCGAGCCCTAGCGGCTTAAGCGTGCACGGGAGGAGCGAGGCAACGGCCATGCCGGTCCGGCAATGGATCAGCAGCCACGGGGCATCTTTCGACACGCGAACCACGGCGAAACGGCTAGCAGGGGTCGGGCGATAGCCCTTTGCCTCAATGCGCGACCCGGCCATGTAGGGAACGGGTCCAGTGTAGGGGATACGGCGCGCCATCCCTCAACCCTCCCGCTCGACGACGTACAGGGCGCCGTTCGCGGCGAAGGCGTCGGCCTCCTCGGCCTCCTCGGCCTCCTCGTCGTTAAAGATGAGCGCGGCGGCGGCGGTGATCTTCTCGGGGTCCCAGCCCTGCCGACGCGCGAGGTGCATCAGGTTGGTCATGAGGTCTTGGATCGCGGTGTAGGCGTCACCTCCCGCGTCGGGTTGCTCGACCACTAGGCGGTCGAACGTCCGTCCGCAGTAGGTGTCGATAGCGAAGGTGTTGACCGCTTCCCGCGCCCAGTCGGCTCGTTCGGCATTGGTAGGTTCACGTCCTGACATCAGGCGGCTCCCTTATGACGGATCGCGGCGTTCCGGGCGGCAGCCTCGACGGTCAGCCAGTTCGCAAGGGCGATGACGAACTCGTCATCCCGCCAGCCGTCCACGAAGTAGAGGCGCACGGCGGCAGCACAGAACTCGAAGTCGAAGGTGATCAGACCGTCGCCGGCTTCGGACTCGCAGGCTTCCCAAGCCCGGTCTACCAGTGGTGTCATAGTGAGGATGTCCTGACGCATGGAGAACGACCCGTCTTGCGAACGGTAGGCCATCAAGGTCTCGCCGGTGTTCGCGTCGGGGTCCCTGACGTGAACCGGAGGCTCCTCCACGAAGCCCCCGCCGCGCTTCGCACGGGCCAGTAGCGCGGAGGTCTCGAACTCGACATAAGCGTCCATCAGACAGAGGGCGGTCATCGCCAACCTCTCGGTGCAGGCGACGACAGGCTCGATCAGCCGGAAGCCGGGGGTGGTGTTGACGAGGCTCTTTTGGCCGTCGTTCAGGCGATAGAGGGTTTCCATAGGGTGTCCTTTCGGGGTGTCAGGGGTTGGGAGTATGTTTAACGTGAGGCGGTGTCCGTCATTGGAAGGTGCATCCCCCCGCGTGGGCCTCCAGATCGTCGCGGGTGATTCCGTTGGTCTCCAGAAAGTCGGCAACCACGTCGGGGTTGTCCGCCACGAAGCGGTGGATGGAACCGGCGACCCCATGTGGGGGCGTCCAGCCCAGATCGGTGATGTCGTCATCCCAGCGGCTATCCCGGAGCAGATCGAGTCCGCGCCACGGGTCGTCCTCAGGGTCCGGGGCGGAAGGGTCTCGCTCGCAAACCAGTCGGGACCAGTCGGCAGTGACCACGGTGTCCCGAAGGGCGAGCAGGAAGGGCACGTCCTGCATCTCGGCAGGGCCATGCTGACCGAAGTATCCGACCGACAGGTTGGAACACTCGGGGATGACACCGGAGTAGATGGCGGTGTCTGTGAACAAGCCCGTCGGGTCCGGCCGATACGCCCCGCCAAGGATCGACGCGACGGAGCGGGCGAAGGCGTCAGACGCGGTGCGTCCGCCTTGATGCGTGATGACATCGCCGTAGCCCTTGCGGTCGAACGCGATGGCGAACTTGAAGGGCGTCAGCCAGTCCGGGTGGTTGGACAGGACCCAGTTGGAACCCCCGCCACCTCTCTCTTCATCCCGGTGGAAGACGTAGGTCCCCGGAACCCCTGCGAGGATCATCTCGCGCATGATCCAGACGCCAGCGGCGCAGTCCGCGCCGAGGCAGTTGGAGTGACCCTTGGACGCCTTGCCGGGGTCCGCGACGGTCACCTGTCGTGTCTTGGGGCAGACCTCCAGCTCTTGGCGGCCCTCCAGACGGTGGACGCTGTCGGTGTGCGATGACCAGAGGATCGGACAAGCCGACCCGTCGTCGTTCGAGATGGTCAGCCAGAGGTTCCCGAAGGTGTCCTGCTGGATACCCGGTAGGGGCCAGAGGAACCGTTCAATGAACGCCCCCTCTGTCGGGCCAAAGGCGGGCCGCCGGTAGGTCAGCATGGCGAGAAGGGTGTCCTCCCCCCGTTCGAGGGGAGGCCGTTGTGTGATGGTCATAGGTCAGGACCCCAGAGGGAGTGGCAGGGTGTAGGGACAGGACACGGCGGGGATGGTCGCGCCTAGGGTGTAGTCGCTGGGGTCCGACCGGGGTTCGTCGCGGGTATAAATCTCGCGCACGTCATCCCAGAACAGGTTACCGAGGGTGACCTGACGTTGGGCGACAGGCTCGGCCCAAATCTCGCCGTCAACACACACCGCCTCGACAAAATCGTAGGCGAACCGCTCTAGCGTGTGATTACATAAGAACGTGTATTCCCTGACGCAGTGGTCGCAATATGGGCGGTCACCGGTCGCCCAAGCGTTACGGCTACAGTAGCTGGTGGCAACAGAGGCTATTTCGTCCTCATGGACGAGGCTGCTACAGCAGGAGCACCGGGCACGACTGTCCCGGAGGTAGCCGTCGGTGTTATCACAGGAATAGTCCGGGTAAGATGACATCACCCAGAACTCGCCGCCGCAGTTTACCCCGTAGTTGCGGTCAATGAAGGGCATAACCCACCCGGCGGCCGTCTCGATTTTTTGGATGCGAGCGCCGTTGAATCCGTCATCCGACACGTTCTCATCCTTCCACCCCTTGCGCTGCATCGCTTGGCGAAGGGCGGCCCCGGCATTTTCGTCGCGGGGTTCCGGGTAGATGCGACCGTAGATTCGCCGCTCAGGCCAGCACAGGGCTCGGGCGGAATAGTCCCCGTCCGGGTCCCTCCAGTATGCAATCGCCAGATCGCCCGCCGCGTAGACCCGGACGCTATCCTCGCCTTCCATGCAGGAGGGGATGTCAGCCGCGTATACGTCGCAAATCTCGGACCCTGTCGTGGCGAGGCCGAAGGTGCCTTCATAATCGATAGGCGGCTTGGAGCCCGTGGCGAACCACTCGGCATAGAAGGCGATCTTTTTGTCCGACAGGACATCGCCGAAGAACTTCTTAAGATACTTCCCCGGCTTCATGGGGGTGTATCGGGCGGTCTCGCCGTGAGCTTCCGACGCGGTGAACTCGATCATCGACGGGTCGTCCGGCGATTCGTGCGCGTAGTGGTCGATTAGCTTTTTCGAGCGGCCCGTCCACCACGACTCGTCCTCCCATACGGGGTGGTCGTGGACCTTAGTGTCGAACAAGGCTTGCTCCCGCTCCCTCCACGTCGCGGGGCGGACGCGGCGGCGGTAGACGCACACCCCTGACGGCGACCGATAATCTTTCGTCATATCGACGACAGGCCCGCCGCGTCTCATCGCGATTTCCGCTTGGAAGGGCGTGGCGAATAGAACGCCGCATGAGATAGCAGGAATGTCGTTTATGGTTGCTTCATATGTGAAAAACGTGAGCATGGTTGGAACGCGGCGTCAGGCGCCGTCCTCTCGTTTATGCGGATGTCGGGGTGTGGTGGAGATTAGGACGCGGGAACCACGCGCCAGCCGTTCCCGGACGGGACGACGACGGCGCGAGCTTTCGGGTCCCAGCCACGCGCAAGGCGGGCCAGACGGTCGGCGACGTGGATCGCCCTGGCATGGTCAGGATGCGTCACGACGTGACCCCGCAAGCCGTCAGGAATAGGCGCGTTTGGAAACGCGGGTTAGTCGCGGCCAGCCGGACGGCGAGGTTTTCGGCCGCGCGGTCTAGGGCGGCGTTCTCGCCTTGCGTCGTCGCCGAAGGGCACGGACCGGAATAGGACGGCCGTGCGGCCTTGATCGCGGCGGCGATGGTCTCAAAATCCTTCCGGGTCATGCGGTCACCCCGGCGTGATAGTCGTGCATCCGGCCGGTGACCCATGACAGGACCACGGCGAGGCCTCGCGCCAAACAGGCGGGGCCGAAAAGGGTCACGTCCCTGTCAGTCGAGAGGGTCGTGCAGTCGAAAACGGTGTAGGTTCGCATAGGCAGGCCTCCGGTTGAACCGCCGGACGACCCGGCGGCTTAATGGGAGGCCCCCGCTAGAGCGGAGGCCGTAGTATGGTGGTGATTAGGCGCGAGCCTTGACGAGAGGGTCGCGGTCTAGGGCCGCCTCTAGGGCCGCCATCTTGACCCGGACCCACGCTTGCGCCGCGACCAGATCAGCGTTCAGGGCTTCCCACGTCATGACCGTCGTGTCGCCATCGGCGCGGTTCAAGGCGTCGCACGCCTTCTCACGCCGGACCACCGCGTAACCGTATTCGGCGGCGGCCTCTAGGGTCGCCTTGGAGTGAGCTTGCATAGCGTTTCGGGCCTCCCTAGCCCTCGTCAGTGACCCGGTATCAGGGCCATACGCTTCCCCCTCCGATCATGCCGGAGGCCCGCTGGAGACCGCGCTCTTATGCTATCAGCGACCCGGACCTTCCCCCGTCACACTCGGAGGCGGTTTCCCGGCCGGTTGCACCTAGAGGCACCAGACGGTTTGGCGGGGGGACCTTAAGGGTCCCTAGAGCCTTTGCGGTGACCCCTTCCGGGGGCCGCCCCGCTGCGGTGTCCCGCTGCGGTGATTGATACCTAGCAAGCCCTTTCGAGAGGTGGAAGCCCCCCTACGAAAGTTTTTTCGGTTTCAGGGCCAGAAATCGTTCAAGCCCTTGTTTTGCAACGAAAAGAAAAATGCAGGCCGTGGCAGGTCACCCCACCCCTGTCCCCGGTGTGGTGGAGGTCGCGCGCGGAAAAGGAACCACGCGCGAGCAATATACCCGCGAAAAGGGGCGACCCCCGCTAGGCCCCCTGCGGTGCCCGTGGAGGCCCCTCGCGTCTCCTCCGGTGTCCTGACACTCCCCGGTGTCCCAAGGGCACTAGGCGGGCTTCCTAGGGGCCTTCCCGGCCATGTCTCCCCCGGTGACCCCGTGGTGATCCTCCGGGTGGTCCTCCGGGTGGTCCTCCGGGTGGTCCTCCGGGTGACCCCGTGGTGATCCTCCGGGTGACCCCCAAGGTGACCCCAAGGGCTGGGACGAAAAAAGCAGGGGAGGGCAAGGGCACGGGCGAAAGCGACAGAGCCAAGGGCTAGGCCCCCAGGTCACCCCGTGGTCACCCTCCGGTCCCCCTCTTGGCACACAATGGCACTAGCAGGGCCAACGATACCCCCGCCCTGCCTAGGCTTAGGGCATTGGAGCGGCGCTAGTATGCCTTGCCATGCCCCTAGAGGGTGTCCCCCATGCCCTCTAGGTGACCCCCGGCCCCCCCCAGTGACCCTACAGGACCCCCCACGGGGGGAGGGCGGTCGGACCACGCGTATATATGGGCCTTCGGGTGACTGACCCAAAATCGACCAGTCCCCCTGGTCGGAGGAGTTAGACCACGCCCACCAGGATAGACTGACATCTTTTTGTGGTGGGGGTCTTGAAAAGAGGAGGGTCTGCGCTATATCAAGACCTAAGGTATACCCAAGGGTTTCCCTACAGGTTTACCTATGGTCTCCCCTACAGGTTTATCTAGTAGTAGTAGTAGTAGTAGTAGTAACCTAAGGACACCATAAGGGTCCCCTCTGGTAACCTCGGGTCTCCCCAGGACACCATCGGTGAGAGGGGGTGATCCTGGAGGGAAACCGGAGGGGACCACAGGGATGCCCCTAGAATGGCCCTGGAGGGGTCACCAGGGCCTTCGACGGGTTTTCTGGGGTGGAGGCCTGCCAGAACCCCGACGGGCTTCCTTGGGCTTCTCCAGGGCCTTCCCGACGAAGGTGCTGCCGAAGAACTGCTTGTCCCACTCGGCGTCCTGCTTGCGACGGTAGGCCGCCTCGGCGTCGAGGGCATCAGCGTTCAGGACCTCGGCCCAGGCACGGACGCCTTCGGCCAGCACTTCGATCCTGTCGTCGTGCTTGAGGGAGCCCCGCTGGCGGGTGAGGTGGGTTAGCTGGTAGAGGCCCCGCTTCGCGTTGTCCGGCTGGGCGAGGTCGGCGCGGACCACCGCCATGTCCATCACCACGCGGTGCTGGGCCAGGGCCGGCTGCAGGATGTCCAGGATGCGGACTTCCTTCTGGGTAAACCTCTTGTAGCCCTCAATCTCGCAGGGGTGCCTGCGGCGCATGATGGGTTCGAGGAGCTGGCGGAACATCCCGTCACCGAAGGTGTCCTCGCAGAGGACCTTGTTGACCTTCTCTTGCCCTGCGATTTCCGCCAGGGCGCGGAGGGTCTCCTCGGAGTAGCCGTCCTTGAAGCCGCCCCACCGCCGGACGTAAACCAGGCCGTTGAGGAACTTGGTCACGCAGTAGGCGGTCTCGTCCTTGCCTCGACCAGAGGGGTCGATGACCATGACCGAGCCGGTGAACTCGGTGAAGTCAGGGGACCTGAACAGCGGCCGGTAGAGGCGGTCGCCGTCGAACCCCACGTTGGGGAGGGCCTCGTCCTTGATGAGCTGGTCGGGGCCGGAACCCCACGCCATGCGGATAGGGGCGATGACCGGGTCCACGTCGGTGACGAGGAGGTCGCGGGTCTTGAGCGGATACTTCTCGGCGTCGGACAGAGCCGTGTCCAGCATCATCTGGAGCATGAAGCCCGAAGGCATCAGGACCATCTCCTGCGTCTGGAGCTGGACCTCGTTGAACCTGCCGGGGTCCGTAGGGGCACCCCCGAGGGACGACCCCTTCACCGCCATCAGGGACGGGTTCGCGTTCATGTCCTCGATCAGGAGCGGCGCCAGGGTCCCGAGGTAACCGGCGAGCTTCTCGGCCAGGGGGTAGCGGCAAGGCCAGACCCGGACGGAGAAGCCCTTCTCGGGCAGGGACTTGTAGATACTCTCCTGGGACTGCGGGGTCCCGAGGTAGATGATTTCGGAGCCGGGCTTGGCGACCGCGACATACTCCTTGGTCAGCTCGCGGAGCTTGTCGCGCTGGGCCTCGGTCTGGCTGTTCTTCGGGACCTCCACGTCGTCGGAGATGAGGATGTCCGAGCGCGAGCCGGTGATCTGGCCGGTGATGCCGGCGACCTTCACCGAGGGTGACTTGTCGGGGACACAGCCGCCCACGTCGAATGCCAGGGTAGACGAACGGGCACCCACGGGGGTCCGCAGGGAACCCCAGAGGTCACGCCCGGCCTCGGCTTCGATGATGAGCTTGATGAGGGTGGCGTTCTCGGTGGCCAGGGTCTCGTTAGCCGAGACGATGAGGACCTTGAGGTTCGGGTTCTTCCAGAGACGCCAGACGACGTAGCAGCAGGTCAGGAAGGACTTGCCGATACCCCGGAAGGCCTGGATGAACCGGAGGCGGTTCTCGCCGTTGGACAGGAACTTGGCGATGTCCCGCTGGAGGCGGGTAGGGGCCGGGAGGCCCAGCACCTCCTTGAAGACGAACCAGAGGAACTTGGTGAAGTCATCCTTGAGGATGTCGGCGGACGTGCGAAGCACAGGTCCGCTCTCCCCGGCGGACGTCGCCGAGGTCAGCAGTTGGGTCTTGGAGATGGATGCCTCTATTTGGGGCTGGGAGGGGGCCTGGGCGGCCAATGCACCCCTTCCGGTATGGAGAGACCAGAAGGGGTGAGAAGGGCGTCCAGAGGGCGTTCTGGGGTATTTTACGCGGTGCGGGCGAAGGTGCCCGAAGCAGTGAACGTGTGGACGGTGTAGGCACCGGTCGTGGTGATGGTGCCACCGGTCGCGGTCATGGAGCCGGTGAGGTAGCGGATGATGACGATGCCTTGGCCACCCTGGCCGCCATCGGAGTTGCCTCCGTAGCCCCGAGGAGCACCTGTGCTGTTACCGCTGGCGGTGCCGTTCACGCCGTAATCTTGCGATGTGCCGGAAATGGATGAGGTGACCCCACCACCTCCGAACCCACCACCCCCTGCGCCGCCGAGGGCGATCAGGGAGTTGAAGGTGGAGTTGGCCCCGCTGCCACCGCCGTTCCCGCCGCCGCCGACGACGACCGCGTAGGAGCCGATGCCGAGCAGGGTGTTGAGCCCCGAGACGACTTGTCCGCCTAGGCCACCACCACCGCTGGGGTCGTAAGCACCGCCACCGCCGCCCACGAGCAGGTAGTCAATCAGGCCTGAGCCTGCGCCCGACTTGAACCCGTTGCGGAAGCTGGGGCTGTTGCCCCGGAGCATCCTCATCAGGCCTCCCAGCGGGCCGTAGCGGTGACCTGCGTGTTGCTCACGTCCACCCGGCGGACGCCGAGCTGGTTCGCGTTGGTCAGACCGAAGAAGGTCATCACGGCCCCGTCGGGGACCCGGATGGCCACGCCCGCTCCGTCCTGCCGGACCTCCAGCTTGGTGCCGGTGTCATTCAGGATCGTGAGCTGCTTGCAGGCCTGGGCGGCGAACGCCGTGAAGTTGGTCCCAGTGGTCGCCGTGGTGACCGAGAGGTGACCGCCGGACGCCATCGCGGGGATGGTGGCGACCGCAGCGGCGCGGAGCTGGGTGTCGGTCAGGCCTGCGAAGGCACCGCCAGCGGTGGACCCGAGGGCGTCCCCTGTGATGACCACAGGGACCGCAGCGGCCAGCGGGGTGTTCAGTCTGATGCCCTCGCCCACCAGGGTGAAGGGGGCAGTGACGCCGTTCTGGGTCACTCCCGTGGGCACGAGGGCCGTCGGGAAGAAGTCCTGGCCGATGAGGCCAGCGTAGGTTTCGGTAGCCATGGGGCGAGGGTATCCTAGTGAGGGACGCGGGCCTCGGCGTCCAGGTCCAGGTTGGCCAGCTCAAGCGCCAGAGCATCCACCTTGGGGGTGGCGCGAGGGGCGTTGATGCCGTTCTGGGCGAGGAACTTGAGGACCTTGTCGAGGAACTGTGGAGGGATGCTGTAGGGCTCTTCGGTGCCTTCGGAGGCTTCAAGGAGCTTGAGGTGCTGGCGCAACTCGGTGGTGAGGGCGTCCGCCACGAGGCCGTGCATGGCGTCCAGGGCGGCCTCTAGGGCGCGGCCGGCACTCATTGCCTGAGACCCAGGTAGGTGGCGATGGCACCCGCAGTGGCGGTGATCGTGGCGGCTGCGCCGAGGACCCAGGACCGACCTTGTTCGAGCGAGGTGATCCTTGCGTCGTGGTCAGCCTGGCCGTCTTCCAGCTTGTTGAACCGCTTGTCGTTCTGACGGGCGGCTTCGGCGTTCTGGATCAGGAGGAGGTCGATCTTGCCCGAGATGACACCGAGCTGATAGCGGGGGTCTTCATGTTCGGTGTGAGGAGACACGAGATTTCCTAATGGAAACCGGGAGTTATCCCGGCTTCCGTTGGTGGTGGGAGAAGTTAGGCGGAGCGGAGGGCGGCCACTTCGGCGCGCAGCTCCTTGACGGCCGCCCAGAGGACGGCGGTCAGCTCGCCCGTGGAGAGCGTCAGGCGACCATCGGGTCCCTGTTGGACGGCGGTGTTGGCCAGCCCGTTGTAGGCCAGGACCTCTTGGACCTCGGCGGCGTTGAAGCCCAGGTAGGTCCGGTCGTCGTGGTCCGGATCGGCCCATCGGAAGGTGACGGGGGTCACGCGGTCCAGAATGTTCCCGGCGTCCAGGTCCCGCATCTCCCGCTTGAGGGCGGGGTCCGAGGTGACCGTGGGGTTGTTCATCAGGAAGGTATTGCGCCACCTACGACCGGCGTTGCCGAGGTCTTGGGTCGCGTCGAAGGAGGGGAGCAGGTTGCCCTCGACTGCCGTGTAGGGAGACGCCGAGTGGCCGATGATGACGCCGTTGTCGTTCTGGTGCTTGATGAGGTTGACGCCGGTCCCACCGATGTTGGTGGTGACACCGATGTTCTGCGGGAACAGGACACCGGTCAGAGGCTGGACGACGGCGGTGAAGTGGGAGCCGCCGAGGGTTGCCCAACCGGTGGCCCCGGTGGTGGTCGTCCTCTTCACCCAGAGGGTGTAGCCGTTGGCCCCGTCGATCTGGGAGTAGATAGACCCAGGCCCAGCCGCGACGACACCTTCGGGCGACCCGTTCCCCGAGAGGAAGCGGGTTGAGGTGCCAGCGAACTGGAGCTCGTTGGCGTTGACCGCCCGACCGAAGATGGTGTCCCAGCGGAGGCTCGTCTGACCCAGGTTCTTTGCCAGGGTCTCATCAGGGCTGAGGTTCACCCCTACGAAGCCATCGTTAACGGTATTGTCCGTGCCTATGAGCAGGGAGGTTGGGACGCCCGTCTGGCGAACCAGCGGGTAGTGGACCATGTTGGCCGGACCGTTGTCTACGACACGGGTCGTGACGTCTACGTAGCTGTTGGACCCGCCGACCGTGACGAAGGAGGCGTAAGTCCCAAGGCGGACGGCAGTGCCGAACTTGTCGAAGACGTTACCGTCGATGACGGTGTGCTTGTTACCGCCCGGCTCGCCAGCGCTGATGCCGTCAATGTCGATGGCCGTCTTCGCCCCAGGTGCCCCGAAGTTGAGGAACTTGTTGCCCGTGACGACCCAGGACAGGGTCGGGCCGACACCACTGCGGAGCTTGATTCCGGTGTAGTTCTCCTCGCCGAAGGCGTAGACCAGACACCCGAGGATGCTGGACTGGAAGCGGTTCACCGCGTCGATGCCCACTCGGTAGGTGTTGATGTGCGAGTTGTTGATCGTCAGCAGCGGCTCACCGCCAGTAACGTCAACAATACCCCGCCGCGCCGAGATGACTAGGATGTTGTTGAGGTAGATGCCCTCAGTCGTGCCGTTGATCGTTATAGCGTCGTTGACGTTGTAGACACGAGTGTCCCACATCTTGATCTCGGTGGGGTTGTCGTCACCGTCGATGACGATACCCTGTTCCGAGAGCCACGCCGCCGGGGAGGGGACGAAGCCACCGTCGCCGCCGTCGACTCGCACCTTCGAGAGGGCGACGTTCTGGACGTTGGTCAGGTGGATGCCCTTGCCGAAGTGGTCGTCGGCGGTCAGTCCCGAAATGTCCACGTTCTCGAACATAGCCTGAGACTGGGTTCGGCCTAGACCGTTGGCCGTGTAGGACATACGGACCACGGCGGCGGGGTGGTTACCGACCGTCCGTATTTTCAGGTCGCGAATAGCAAAGCTGTAGCCGGTGTAATCACCCGGCAAACCACCGACGAAGACTAACGAAGCGTTGGACCCCAGGATCAGGGTGCTTTCTCGCGGGTTCTGGCCGATGATCGAAAGGTCGTTCCCGCTGACCGTCAGTGAGGAGTTGACGCGGTATTTCTGCGCAAGCAGTAGGGTCTGCGATTGAGCGATGGCCGCGTTGATGGCCTGCGCCACCGCCGTCGTGTCATCGGCGATGCCGTTGCCAGTCGCGCCGTAGTCTTCGGGGCGGATGTAGTAGTCCTCGCCGCCGCCGCCGCCGGAGAACCGGGGGTCGTCGTAAGCGGCCACGCCGCCGGTGACGCCGACGTTGCGGGTCGCAGCGTTACCCAGGCCGAGGGCCGTCCGGGCGGCGGAGAGGTCAGACGCCTGGGAAACCCCAAGGCCCGCCGTGGTGAACCCGAGGGCGGCCAGGAAGGCGCTGCGGGCTCCGGCGGTGACCCCAGAGACGTTGTTTAGGCCGACGTTCAGCTTGCCGGCATCAGACCCGCCCCCACCGCCGGAGAACCTTGGGTCATCATAGGAGGCCACGCCGCCGGTGACGCCGACGGAGGACAGGGGGACCTTGGAGGCAGCAGCGGCGGCCGCGTTGTTGGCGGCGACCAGCGTAGCCTCGGCCGCTGCCTGCAGGTTGAGGATGTTCTCTGGGTCCACCGCCTCGAAGGTCTCGGTGACTTGCTCGGAGACCTCCTGAACCCGATAGAGGAGCTGGCGGACGGAGCGGTTCATCTCTTCTTCGGTCAGGACCGAAGAGTTGGTGAAGACGACGGCAGGGGCGTCAACGGGGGTGTTGCGCTCCAGCTCCACGATCTGACCAGCGTTGACCGGGGTGGTTAGGGAGATGGTGGTTGCGGTCACCCAGGAGAAGGGGCGCTGGACGTTATCCACGTTGACAGAGACGTGCGTCCGGCTCTCGTAGGGGAACGTGACGGTGAACTCGGTCTGGCCGGCTTGGGCGACATACCGAACGGAAGTCTGGGACATAGGTCTCCGTGCGCGGTCGAGGGTGGCCGCGTTCTGAGTGGATGGGAAGGGAAAGAGGTGGCCCCCGAGGGACCTTGCGGTGCTACCTCGGGGGACTTGGGGTGACCCTAGCGGGTCTCGTCGAGGGCCTCTCGGAGGGCCTCGGTGTCATCGGGGGTTAGCCCGAAGGATCGACCACGCTGACGCACGGCCGTGGAAGCGTCCCACCCACGGCTCCGCGCGAGACCGGCCAGCCGTTGGGGGCTGGTCCGTTCCACGAGGTCTCTCATGTAGTGGTCGCTGTTGGGGTTGAAGGCGGCCTTCTTGCCGTCCTCGCGGTAGTCCGAGATGACCCGCCTGATGAGGGTCTCGCGGTAGCTCGGGTCCGCCCCGGTGTAGACCGGGGTGTCGATGAGGTGCCTAAGCGCCTCCTCCATGTTCCTGCCGTTCCGGGGGTTCCGGTAGAGCTGGCCCTGGATTTCGATGAGCCGGTTGTGTTCCTCGGCGGTGAGCCTCTGGCCGTCCAGAACGGTGGGCGTCTCGGAGATGACCATGTTGACCCGAGGGTTGTTGGCGAGGTTCGCCAGCTCGACCTCAAGCGGGTCGGTCTTCGCACGGGACACCTTGGCGACCTGGAGGACGCCGACCTCTCCTGGTCCCTTGAGGACCGGGCGACCGAGGAAGTCCCGCTTGATGGCGAGGCTCTCGCGGAGGCCGGGGAGGTAGGAAGCGGCCTGCTCGAAGAACGAGCGGGCGTCGCGGGTGATGGCTCGACCATCGGGGTCGGTGTCCGAGGCCTCGGCCCAGCGACGCAGGAAGCTGGCCAGCGGGATGGCACGACCGAGCAGCAGCGAGGCGGCTCCGTCACCCATGCCACGGGCGGTGTTGTCCGTGTCGTTGGACTGGAACTTGCCGCCCTGGATCACGTCCATGAAGTCGGACATCCCCTTGAGGAACGACTTGTTGAAGACGTTACCCCTGACGGCCACCGCGAGGGCACCGAAGAGGTTGAACTCGTCCTCGTCGGTCATCTCCTTGGTGCGGAAGATTTGTCCCACGTCGGCCACGAGGCCCAGGTGTTCGGCGATGGGCGAATAGCCGGTGTATTGCACCCAGCCAACGCCGGGCACCTTCACCGAGTAGGGGAGGACCCCGGCATACTCGTCACCCTCGGGCACGTCAGCACCGACGATGGAGCCTTGCGCCCAGATGCCCCAGATCGCGGAGAGAACCGCACCGCCCACGACCTGACGGGCGATGACCATTTCGGCCGCCGCACCGCCACCCGCGATGGCCTCCTCGTCACCCCGCAGGGCATCGAAGAACGCCTTGTGGCGCTGCCGCCCGAGGGGCGTGGTGGCTTCCAGAGCGACGACGAACGGAGCCGTCACGGGGTTGTAGTCCCGGAAGGCGGCCTTGAAGAGTTGCGTCGGGGTCCGAACGAAGTTGGCCGAGAAGTGCTTGAAGATCGGCACCGTGCGGAGGAACTGCTCCAGCTTCGGGATCACCTGTCCGTCCAGGGTCGTCTGGTAGGAGACGAGCTGGGCGTGTTCGATGGCGGCCTGACGGGCGTCGATGGCCCGCAGGGTGTTCTGCATCTCGAACTCGGGTGACCCGAGGGCGTAGCGGGCCTTGCGGTCCTTGCCCCCGAACCCGAACATGGCCTTGGCTTCCGCCATGGCGGCGTCCGTCGGTTCGTTCAGGATCGCCTTGTGGATCGCGTCGAAGGTCTTCTGGGCGTCCTTGGGGCCGACCTTGGCCGACTGGTAGGACGCCTCGCGGACGGCGAAGGCGTGAAGCTCGGCACGGCGGCCGATGGCCTTGAAGAACTCATCCGCAGCGACCGACGGGCGGAACCCGAAGGTGCGGAGTATCTCGAAGTAGGCCACCCCCGCCATGTCGGCGAGGTCACCAGGACCGACGCCATCCTTGGCCCACTTGGCCAGCCTCTCCTTGGAGTAGGCGAACGGGACGAAGTCGGTATCGGTCATCACGGCCGATGCGCGGTCAGCGACCGGCGCACCCTTCTTGAAGGCCTCAAAGCCGAGACCCATCGCCTCGCCCAGAGCGGAGATGCCGCCCTGCATGTAGGCCACGCCCTCCCTGACCGTGACCGAGCGCGTGTCCTTCGCGGCCGATCCGAGGAGGGTCCGGCGAAGGGGGGCAACGGTGGTCGCGGCCACGAAGCGGGCAGCGAGGTCGAAGGTGGCGTGGGTCGGGGTGCCGACGAGGTTCTTGAAGTGGGTCGGGATGCCGGACAGGAGGTTCGCAACGGCGACGTAGCCGATGTAGTCCGTGACCCCCATCTTCCGCATCTTGCGGATGCGGGCGTTGAACCCGGCAGGACCCTTCTTGTCGAAGCCGTCCAGCAGGTCCGACAGGACCTTGTCCATGACCTCGGGGTCGGACATCTTGCCCGATCCGTTCATGGCCTCGTCCAGCTCGGAGAACGCGGCCTGGAGGTCGTTGACCATCGCAGTCGGCGTCCGGCGCATCTTGCGGGCGTTCAAGGCGCGGGCAAACTCACTGGAGACCGCAGATTCCTCGGCCGACAGAATGGCCGTGCGCTGGATCAGCTCGGCAAGCTCGCGTATCTTACCGGCTGACGGGGCCTGACCGCTCCGGGCTTCGTCACGCAAAACGCGGATGCGGGCGGCGGCGTCTTCGGCCGAAGCGTCGATAATCTCGGTCATCATCCGGGACTTTCGCGCCAGACCCCCCTCTCCGGTCACGTCCGCATGGGTCTTCTGGAAGTCGGACAGAGTGTGGCCGAACTGGCGGACCTTACGCCGGGTCACTTCCCAGGACTGACGACCGTTACCGGCGGCGCTGTAGAGGTCCGAGAAGACCGAGGCCAGGGTGCTGCCCAATCTGCGCATCTCCTCGGGGTTGCTATTGAACTGGTCCCAGTCCACCCAGTCGCGGTTGATGTAGCGACCCTCGTCAGCCTCGGGGATGCCCACGTCCAACAGGCGGATGAAGTCGCGGACGGCCTCGGGCTTGATGGACTTGCGGAGCGTCTCCAGGTGTTCGAGGGCGGCCTTGGCGCGCTCGGGCGACCGGCGGCGACCCCAGTCCACGTCGTCCCAGCCACCCGCGCCGTCACCCTGGGGTTCCTGCGGTTCACCCTCGGGGTCACCGGAGCGAGCCTCGGGGTCCCGGCGGGCGGGGAGGGAGGTGTCCTCGGGGGTGCCCCGGACATCGAAGACCTCGCCAGTGGCGACGACCTCGACCTCGATCCCCTCGTCAGCGATCTGGGCCGGGGCCGGCAGGACGCGCAGGGGAGCCGAAGGCTCGATGTCGGCCTCGGTCAGCGGGGGCTGGAGCAGCTCGTCGGCCACGTCCAGGTCGGCTCGGGCGTCGGCCTCGGGCTGACGGAAGAACCTGTCGGTGACGTAGCGGGACCCACGGGCGAGGACATCCCCGCCGATGGTGAACCCGGCGCCGGTCAGGGCCGACATCCCGTTGCGCGCCCAGTCGAAGGTGTCCTGGATGCCTGCGTCAACGGACGCTGATTGGGCGAGGCCGTCGAAGCCGGAAGCCAGGGCGGCCTGCGAGGCGGCCCTCACGATGAGGGAGCGGCCAGCCGACAGGTAGCTCGTCGGGTCGGCCAGGGCGCCGGTCAGGGTGCCCAGGAGGGCGACCGTGCCGTGGGCCACGGTGCCGCCGATGTCGCCCTCGCGGGCGTAGGACAGGAAGCTGTCGTTGCCCTGCTGGCGGTCGTTGACGGCGGCGAAGGCGGCCCGGCGCTGGCGCTCATTGGCCACGTCGTCGTCGGCGTCGCTGTTGCCGAAGGTCTCTTGCAGGGCACCGACGGTCCGGCCGAACTGGCGGATGGGGTTGCCCAGCAGGCCGTCACGACGCTGCAGCTCCCCGAAGGAGACCTGATCGTTGACCTGCTGGGAACCCTCAAGGCGACCCGTGCGGAAGCTCTCGGTGACAAAGCTCGTCTGCCACACGTCCTCGACGTTGTCGGTGAACCGCTCCCAGAGGGACCGGCGGCCGGTGCGTTCCGCGTGGTCGCGGGCGGCGGAAGCGACCGCAGCCCGGCGAGGCCGGTCAGCCGCCTCCTGGGCGTTGAAGAACTCCAACAGCTCGGCGTCGGTGACATCGTCCGGGAACTCGTAAGAGCGCCCATCCGGGCCGGTGACTTGCTTGGACAATCGGTCTCTCTGTGTTGGGGGTTACTGGATCAAGAGCCTCCCGGTGCGGGGGTCCCTTGCCACGGTGACCGGGTTGGTGGAGGGCGGACGGGAACCGCTGACACTCGACCGGGCGCCGGGGGCGGTGGCTCCACGGCGGCCCTCCATGTAGGGGGCGAAGGACTGCTGGAGACTGGTGGCGACCCGGAGGGGGTCTTCACCCGCCTGGACCCGGCGGTTGAACTCGCGGTCGGCGTGGATGAACATTTGACGCTGGTAGTCGGTGGCGTCCTCGCCCATGTCTAGAACGTCTCCAAGGTAGGAGCGCGCCGTCGAGATGTTCCGGTTGCCCGCTTCGGAGGAGGACAGGTAGGTCCCACCCCCTCCACCACCACCGCCTCCACCGACACGGGCCGCGCGTGCGGCTTGGACGTTGTCGGAGATGAACTGCATGGCGGCTCGCTTGCCAGCGCGGCCGGTCCCGAAGCGCCCCTCGCGTTCCCACTGGAGGACTTCTGCGGTGGTCGGCGGGTTGCCTTGGATGGACCGGCGGGTCACGTCGAGGACGAAGTCCTCATTGGCGACCCCGTCGCCAAGGTTGCCGACGAGGCCGGATACGAGGCCCAGCATGGCTGCGCCCTCCTGCGGCGACAGGGTCGTATCGAGGATGCGCTCTTGGATGGTGGTGTCCACCAGCTCGCCGTTGAGCGCGCGGGTGAACAGGTCATAGGTCAGGTCCTCAACCTCCCGCTCGTTGGTCTCGCGCTCCACGCTTTCGCGGAGCTGACGGGCTTGGGACAGGGCGTTCTGGACTTGGATTTGCTCGGCGGCGTTCAGGCTCGGGGTTCGACCGTCCGCCTGCCTGCTATCGAGCAGTTGCTCCAGCAGCTCGGGCCGGGGGTTATTCCGATCCAGAGCGACGGCGGAGATGGCGCTGACCGTGCGGGCCTTGGCCTCGGCTGGGGTGTAGCCGGCGTCACGGTAGGTGGCGATCCAGTCCTCGACCGGGATGGGCGTCGGGCGGGTGGCCGTGACGGTGACCTCGCCGAGAGCCTCGGGGTCCGAGGGGTCGCCTTCGGTGGCCGTGGTGACCGCCGTGGGCGTGGCGCTGTAGTCGGCGAGGAAAGTGCCGATGTTGCCGTCGAGGGTGGTCGTCAGCTCCTCGCGGGTCCGCTCCATGATCCGCTGGGAGACCGTGGTCTCCAAGGTGCGGGCCAGCTCGGCCACCTTGAGGGCGGCGGTGCGGCGGGCGGCTGCGGTAGGCAGGGCGTCAATCTCGTCCTGACGGAAGGCGGTGACCCGCTCGACCATGAGGGCCTGGATTTCGGAGGGGTCGGACCCACCGTTGATCGCCTGTTCAATCTCCTGCGACACGGTCGAGGAGAAGGCGTTGGCGCGGCTCTCGGCGCGGACGCGGTAGAAGGCCTCTTGGTAGGCCGTCTGGCGTTGACGCTCGGGGTCGGCTTCACCTCCAGCGGCGGCGTCTGCCATCCCGTCAGCGGCCTCATCGCGGCGTCGGTCCATGCTGTTCTGGACCCCAGCGGCGTCGGCGCTTTGGACGCCCCGCTGGAAGTCGCCCAGGATGCGGCGCAGCTCGTCGGCACCACCATCACCCCGACCCGCTGTCCGCATATCAGCGCGGACCTGGACGGCGTCGAGGTCGGTGTTGCGGCGCTGGGGCAGGACGCCGTCGCGGTTGTTAGTGATACGGCGTTGGGCCGTATCGCGGCCACGTAGGTTCGCTAGGTCGGCCAAGGGTTACCCTCCGTTCAATGCTTGGATGTCGGCGTTGCGACGATTGATCTTCATGGAGGTGCCGGCCGAGTAGCCGTTCATCCCGGCGGTGGCGATCTGGAGACCGGCACCGAGGACCGTCGGCTTCTCCACGCGGGAGAGCATGGAGTTGGCCTCGGCCGTGGCGTTGGTCATCTCGTTGTCGCGGTTCTGCTTGATGCGTTCGGTCGAGAGACCGGACTGCATGGTGATGTCCTGGAGGAGGAGGTCGATGGAGCCTCCGAGCTGGAGACCGGCCTCACCGGCTGCGACCTTCACGCGGGCCTGCTCGCGGCGGGCCTCGCGGAGGCGCTCGTTGACGGCGCCGGTCGCCTTGTCCTGTATCTCGCCCTGGGTCTGGGCGAGCTGGTCGCGGATCGCCGCTTCCTGCCTCTTGGCGGACTGGACTTGCGTGACGACCGACGCCGCCGCTGACGCAATCGCCAGCGAGGTCATGATGGTTACGGGTTCACACACTGTGTGGGCGGTGCCTTGAAAAGAGGTAGAAGGGGCGGCCCTCAAGGCCGTATTCGGGGACGAGGGTCAGAAGCTCGTAGCCACACCACTTCAACCACCTCATCGACTTCTCATTGCGAGCGTCGATGTAGTTGAACAGGGTGGGGTAGGAGCGGTGCATGACCGACTTGTAGTGTTCGGACTGGCGCAGGATGCCGAGCGCGTTGCGTGGCTCGTCCATGCGCGGAGACCCCAGCATCCACACAGAGGCGGCGCTGGGGTCAGAGGTGGGCGCGCACCCGAAGGCGGCGATGGGGTCATCTCCGTCGAGGATCACCCAGCCGTGGTCGGAGACCATCGCGCAGGACATCAGGGCGACCGCAGGGTCCTCCCTGGTGGTCGCGGATATCTCGTCGAGGTCGCATTGGCGGAGGTCCTCGGCGAGGTCCACCAGCCACTCAGCGGCTTGGGCGTTGGACACCTCGGCTAGGCTGACGACTTGGATCATGGATGACCTCGGGGGTGCTTAGGGCCGAGCGCGGGACCAGTAGAAGGCTTCCCACTCGGCGGACTGGAAGGAGCAACCGAAGGGGCCGCTGTTGGTGATTTCTACCACGGCGTCGTCGGCGTTGCCGTAGACCTGGATCGGGAAGTCCCCCGCCTTCGAGGGGCGGCTGTTGAGCTGGGCGGTCCCGACCATGAGGCCCGAGTATGACGACGTGGTCTTGATCCCCGCGTTCAACCCGTAGGGCCACACGTTCGCGGTGAACGCGGTCGTGTCCGTGTAGGAGATGCGGAGGGTTCGGAGCTGTAGACGACCACCTAGGATCGCTGTCCCGTCCTGCCGTCGAAGGTAGGGCTGGGAGAAGCGGTAGCGGAAGTCGTAGAGCAGGCCGCCGAGGACTGGCCCCTGAGCGAGGTTGCCGGGGACGGAAACCTGCCGGTCGCCCGACCACGTATAATCGCTCCGTGGGATCGGGTTACCCGGTGATCCTGGGTAGCTCGCGCCGCGCACGAGCTGATACCGTTCAGGGTGTTCGACCGGGTCGGGGAGGTTGAAGACCGTCCGGTTGGTTGTCGGGTTGTATACGCCCGTCAGGGTCACTCGTCGGTCTATGTAGGGGAAGGCGTCTGTGGGCCCCTTGCGTGCACCTGTGGTGAGGCGGATGCGCTCCTGATAGACACCGCTGGCGCGACTCACGGTCAGGGTCAGGTCACCCGCGTTGTAGACCCCCGAGATGATCGTGTCGGTCTCCGGGAACGCCCATCGGTGCCACGCGGACTGGGCCTTGGTCTGCCCATCCACCCAGTAGAACTGGTAGACGTAGACCGCGTTCGGATCACCATCCGTCAGGACGAACAGGGCGTTGAGGTCACCCGCAGGGATCAGCTTGGTGACCCCGCCGGGGATGTAGCGGGAGACGTGGGCGGTCACGTCGGCGGCCGAGGTGTTATCGCTGTCGGGGTTCCGGGTGTATTCCCGGATGGTCGCGTGACCGGAGCTGTCCGAGGCCATGTAGACTTCGGACCCAAGGGCGACCGGAGAGGCCCTGCGGGTCGTCTCGTAGTTGGTCACCGGGCGGATGGCGAGCGAGGAGGCGGACAGGCCCGCCTCACCGTTGGTCATCGAGAACTGGGTCTGGTCCGAGAACAGCATCACCCCGTCATTGAAGGGGACCGCGTCCTGGAGGATCGAGACCTTGGTCGAGGTGGCGGCCACGTCGATGGGGTCGCTGTCGAGGTAGTCGAGGACGGACAGGCGGAAGAACTGACCGAAGTCGCCGGCACCGGACAGGACCGCGTTCTCATCGTAGAGGAACGCGAGTCGGTTCTGGTTGACGAAGACGCTGCGGATGGTTCGGCCGACGAAGCCGGGGACCGGGTTGGTAACCTCGTCGCCCACCTTGCGCTCACCCCAGTTGAACGGGGCGAACCGGAAGGTGCCGTCAGCGAGACGGACCAGCGCGTGGGGCATGGTGGCGGGGTCGAGATAGTTGGCGAGGCCGGGGGCTACCGTCTCATCCCATACGCCGTCGGTGGTGCGCTTGACGTAGTATGGGACGAAGGAGGTCTCGGTCCCGCCAGCGATCTTGTAGATGGAGCCAGGCGTTGCGCTTTCTGGCAGCAGGTCGAACCGCTGGACGGTTCCGGTGAGGGACAAGGGCTACTCCTATGGGGTTATGATAGCTTCACCGAAGTTGTCGTAGACCCATCCACCACCTCCCGGTTCACGGGGAGTGATGCCTCCGGTCTCGTCGGGGTTCGGCGGGGGAGCAGTCGGGGCGAGCATGGCCGGGCGGACCCTACGATTCACCACGAAGGTGTAGTCCGCGACCGTGGTCATGCTGATATCGGATGCGAAGTCCTCTATACCTTCCAGATAGCCCCACCCGGCCGGAAACTCGACGACCATCTCCTCGCCTGAGGACGAGAAGACACGAAGCCGTCCATCCACGGCGATGACCGTGTAGCGTTCGGAGGCGTCGCGGTTGATGGAGTGGACGTAGGCGCTGTCGATGGGGGTATTGAGGAGCTTGGCGATTCGTTCGGTCGGCGGGCGCGTCTGTAGCCCGTCAGCTAACGAGCTCCAGGCATTCTCCACCAGCGCGGCCTGATCCGGGGATCGGACGGAGGCGGGCTGTTGGGAGACGCCGTTGTGGAGGGCTGGGACAGAGATGGTCTGGAGGGACATCAGTAGCGCCGGTTCGCCACTTGACCGGCCAGCACCGCGTTCCGCCGGAACACGTTGGTGTCACGGTTGGCGCGCTCATCGCGCATCAGCAGCGTCCAGGCCTTGTCCTCGTCCTCGGCCGCGTAGCCGTCGAGGGAGGTCGCTCCGATGATCTTGTTCTGGAACTTGCGGGCAGCGGCCAGCGCGACGTAGTTGCGGGCGCTGTCTGGCATATCCTCGAAGGGGAAGCCCCAGACGATGCGGCAGACCGCAGGGTCCTCGTGGGTCCACCGAAGGTTCGCTCCGTCCCAAAGCGCCCAGAACCCGTCGGGGTGGCGGCGGCGCTTGAGGTTGCCCGAGGTGTCCATCAGGTCGAGGCGTAGGATGCCTTCGGGGACCTTGATGAAACCGTCGGTGTCCGGGGACAGGACGTAGTCGTCGTCGGTGTTGAAGTCGAAGCCGTAGAGCTGGACCATGCTGGTGACACGGGCCAGGAACCGGCGGGCGGTGGTGACGTCGCCGATGAGGGTGTTCTCTAGGGTGGAGACCGGGAACTGACCGATGCTCTCAAGCATCTCGTTCACCGCCTCCAGCTCGTCCATCGGGACAAGGCGGGGTGAGGGCATGGGTTAGGTCCTGGGAAAAAAATAGAGGGGGACCCCAGCGGTGTGCTGAAAGTCCCCCTCGGGTCGTCTTAGGTGTTGACCGCCGAGCGCAGCTCGACCGCGCACTTGGTGCGGAGCGGGTCCGAACCAGTCATCAGGCGGGCGAGCATCAGGGTGCCCTGCTTCTCGGGCTGATCCACAACCTGGGTGCCCAGGCCCTGGACTTCGGCCGTGGCCGCAGCCATCGGGGTCCAGACAATGGCGCGGGTGTTGGTCGCGTTGATGCGATACTTCGACGGGATGGTAGCGCCGTTTTCGGTCGTGTTGGTGACGCTGTTCTCGCCGAACGGCAGATTGTTCGACTTGAGGATTTGCACGTCGTCGATGGTGGTCAGCGTGTGCGAGCGATCCGAAGCCGAGCCGCCGTTACGGTCGCGGTTCAGGTTACGATCCGAGCGGGCCATCAGATACCACAGGGCGGTGCCGAGAGCGGCGTAGACCGGCACTCGGTTCACGGGGACATCCTTGGTGTCCATCGTTTCCTTGGCCAACGAGATACCATCGAACAGCTTGACAGCGTCCGTAGCGAAGCCGGCGTCGGTCAGGATGGAGCCGCCGGTGTCACCGGAGAACAGAGCGCCGCCGCGAGCCGCGCGGATGAGCGTGCGGGCCACGTTCTTGTCATAGAAGCGGGCGATGGCGTCGCCCAGCTCCTTGGCGTAGGGGGCGCGAACCTCGTAGTGGTTCAGGATTTCGTCGATGTCGGCGACGAAGACCGAGCTGACGAGCTTGTCGTCCGGCGACACCTTGATCTCGGTGTGCGGGATCGCGCTACCCAGGATTTCCACACCGGGGGTGTGGTATCCGACGGTCGTGCGCCAGATCGCCGGGAACTTGAACAGCTTACCCTTGGACAGGGTCTTGACCGTGTGCTTGTCCCGGAACTGGGTCATGGTCTCGAAGGCCGTCAGGACTTCGCCGCCGAAGAGCTCCAGGTTCAGGGCCAGCGGATCGCCCGCGCCCAGGTTCTGACCGGGACGTGACGGGTTGGGGGAGGTAGTCATAGTGTGGTGGTGTCTCTGAAAAGAGGGAAGGGGGCGGGCGATTGCCGCGCGGTGACCCTCGGGTGGGCTTCGGACACAGGTTGTCGCCCGCAGGCGGCCAGTGGATCAGCGGTGGGAGGGTGTGTGCTTGGCGCGGGGCAGGCCCCCCGTCGGGGACCTGCAGGAAAGAATGCAGCCCCCTCCGGGTGAACCGAAGGGGGCGCGCGGCGTGATGCCGGGGGTGAGAAGGGCCCCCGGATGCGTGACGTATCCGTCAGAGGCCGACCGGGGGTTATAGGGTTACATCTGCCGACGGGAGTAGTCGGCGCCGACGTTCATGGTGCCGGCCGCCTTGGAGCGGGCCAGCTTCTCGGCCACCTTCTGGCGGAAGGCCGGGTCGGTCTGGTAGTCGCGGGACGACATCGCATCCTTGAGCTGCTGCTGCGACGTGAACACGTCACCAGCCCCAGCCGAAACAGCCAGGCCACCGACCAGCTTGCCCTCACTCGGGCGAGCCGCGTGGAACTTGGCCATCAGCCACTCTACCGTCTGGGTGCGGGAAGGGCCGTCCACGTTGTCGTTGTAGTAGGCGAGGTCCGCGTCCGAGAGGTTCTTTGCGGCCCAGCTGACGGCGTCATTGTAGGCCTGCTCGCCGCCAGCTGCAGCGTGCACAGCCTGACGGCCGATCTGCTGGAGAGCCTGGAGGCCTGCCACGTAGGTATCGATCACCTTACGCGGGAGGCCGAGGTCCTCGACCGCCTTGATCTGGTCTTCGGTGACTTCACCGCTCTCGGCGTAGGCAGCGGCCATCGTCTCGACGGCGGTGGTCAGGGGGTTCGCCTCGCTGGCCGGTCGTTCGATCTTGGTGCCGGCGGGCTTGCCGTCCGCCTTGGAGGCGTTCGGGTCGGCCTGCTCGTCAGCCTTCGGGGCGGCCGCAGGGGCTGCAGGGGCTGCAGGGGCTGCAGGGGCCGCGCTGCGGGTCCTCTCCAGCTCGGCGTAGGACTTCGCTAGGTCGTCCCAGCGGGCCTCACCCTTGACCGGGTCCCAGAACTTCTCCGGGACGTGGTCCGGCCGCTTGTTCTGCGACAGGGGTTGGGCCGGAGCAGGCGTCGGGTCACCGTGGACCTTGGCCTGCATCTGGGCGATGTATTCCGCCGAGGGCGCGGCGGCCCCTGGCAGGGCTTCTGCGGTTGACCCCAGGGGGGCGGCTACCGCGTCAATCATTCAGCACCGAAGGCGTCGGCAGGGATCACCGGGGCGGTGGATGTCTCGACCCAGTCCACGTCCGGCCGGAGGCCTGTGAAGGTCTCGACGGTCAGGCCCCCACCGCGATCCTCGATCACGCTCTCCACTCTGACCTGGTCAAAGGGGGAGACGGTGTCGTTGCTCTCGACTTGGATACCGGACGCGGTGGGGGCTCCCGAGGCGGGTGCCTTCGGCTTGTTGGGGGCGTTGCTCATTACTGTTCCTGGGGTTGAGCTAGGGCCGCCTGACCGGCGACCTTGGCGATTTCGGGGGTGGCCGCTTGCAAGGCGGCCTGTTGCTGTTGGGCCTGGGCCTCTGCGGCTCTGGCTTCAGCAGACTTGAGGAGGTCTTCCAGACCATCAACGCCATGACCCTCGCCGAGGCGGCGAGCGAGCTCCGTCTGGTTCAGCTCGGTGCGGACATCGACTTGGGCGGCCATGAGGTCGGCGACCCAGGCTCTGATCCGGTTGGTGCCGTGGGCACGACCGAGGGCGTCGAAGCCGGTGACGACCGTCGGGGTGACGGTGGATGGCAGCTCTGGCACCCGGTTGAGGCGGGCACCGACGTGGAGGAAGCGGCGGACGAGCGGAAGCTGTAGCTCGGCGGATAGGACGGTGTAGGTCCCGCCCAGCACGTTCTCCAGCTCTTGGGCGACGAGACGGACTTCCTCGGCGGTGACGCGCTCGGCGTCTCGGGTGAGACCCGCGCGGAGAAGGAAGGCGGCGCTGAGGCGCTGCTCCAGCTTGTCGGCCAGGGCGGCCATGACTTGCCAGTCCTGCGACTTGTCGAGCTGGAGGGTCTTCACCTTGTCGGCGTTGCCGTGGATGAAGTCGCCCGTCTGGGCCTCGGCCAGCTCGTCGATGTCGATGTTTGAGTTGGGGTCCACCATGCGGATGATGCGGGCGGCTTCCGACGCGAACTGCACCATCGCCTTGTAGAGGTCCTCCAGCGACAGGAAGTCGCCGATGTATTCGGTGACGTGGGACCGGCCGTAGTCGGAACCGGGAACCGCAAGCCACCGGAGGGCGACCCAGGGGGAAGCGCTGGCGGGAGCTTGCCCCTCGCTGTCGGGGACCAGGACGTTCACCACCTCTTGACGCCAGACGACGTTGTCGCCGTCGCGTTCGATGATGGTGTAGAGGTCCACCATCTTGTCGTCCTTCTGGTCGGTTAGACCGGCCGCGCTGCGGACGGCTTCCTCCAGGGACGACGGGTAGACCTTCTCGTGGATGACGCACTCGATCAGGGCACCCGAGGTGTCCCTGCGGATGACGAACTGGTCGAGCCTGAACAGGCGGGCCGGCGCGTTCTCCGGGGTGAACAGGAGGACGTTGCCTGCGACGATGAGGTGGCGAAGCACCTCGATCATGGCTGGGCGTAGCTGGGCGCCCTCCATCAGGGAGAAGACCACGCGGGCGAGGATTGCCAGTTGCGCGTTGGTTTCCCCCAGGTCGTCCCCGAGGCTCTTGGCCGTCAGTTCATCGACGTTCAGTCGGAAGAACGGCAGGTTCGGGGGGAAGAGGGCCAGCAGTAGGGCAGAGGCGAGGTGGGAGGTGCAGCGAGCGCCGAGAGCCTGATACGGCTGCTCGAACGTCGCGTGTTCGTTCTGGCCCTCCTCGGGGATGAGGCCAGGGATCGTGAGCTGCGACGCCTTACGTCCCCTTTCGAGGACCGTCTGACGGGCAGCAGTCAGCACGGTGTAGCGTCCGGCGGCAGAGCCGACCTCGGACACGACACCCTTCTTGGCTTGTGCCAGGGGTAGGACCTATGGGATGAGGGGTTAGACCGCTGGCCGCTGGATGCGGGCCGAGCTGGTCGGGATCATGGGGGCGGGCGCGGTGCGGTCGATTCGCAGGGACCGGGTCCCGGTCTTCTGGGCCTTGATGAGCGGGTCGATACCGTCAAGGTAGGGGTTCCGCAGCACGGGAAGCGGCTTGTCGCGGTCAGCGGCTGACGTGGTGGCGACCGGTTTGGGGGTGTTGACTATGCACACCGTCAGGACCTCCGTCGCGCGGCCGCGTAGGCCTCGCGCATTGTGAGGACCACGGCGCGTTGGGCGAGCGCCCAGCGGATGTCTTCGGTCGTGTCGGTTGCCGAGAACCTCGGCTCGGGGAAGCGCCGGTCCAGCTCATCGAGCAGTCCGTCGGCGGTTTCAGGCAGCAGTCTGGCGGCCAGGGGATACCTCCAAAAGAAAACGCCCCTCCGGGTTACCGAAGGGGCGCTTGGGGTGGACTTGAGAGAGAACCAGGAACTTGGGGCTTTCGGCTCCGAGGGTGAGTGCTAATGGGCCGATTTACTTCGGGGTCCAAAGTATCGGTCGATGGCCGTCAAAGTCCTCGTATCGGAGGATGCGGGCGAGACGGGCCTGGACCAGGGCGTGGCGCTCGGTCAGGCCCTTCTTGGCGAAGAACGAGGTGACCACCTCCCACGGCGTGTCGTAGGGGGCGTTTTCCCACGTCGTGCGGATTTCGCCCTTGTTCTTGCCTCGGGTGATTTCCCGGTGGACCGGGGCGACACCCGTTAGTGTCCGTAGGGCGATGTCAGCCGTCTTGGGCCCCACGCCGGGGCAGCCGGGGTAGCAGTCCACGGCGTCCCCGATGAGGGTCTGATAGAGGTGGAAGTGATCCGCACTGGCGACGGTGATGTCCTCCAGCTCAGGCTTCTCCTCAAACGGGCGGTAGAGCAGGCCGGGGATGGTCCGCATATCCTTGTCCTGGGACACGATGATACGGGTCTCCTGATGCGGCTCGGTGGCGAGGATGCCCATGACATCGTCCGCTTCGAGCGTCCGGCGCCGGTCGTGGGGGAAGCGTTCTGCCAGCCAGGACTTGAGCGGGTAGAGCATCTCGGGACGCTCGACCGTTGCGCGGGACTGCTTGTAGGTGGGGTCGATCCCCTTGCGGAAGTTGTTGAAGTCGTCGGACAGGCAGATCGTGAACCTGTCCCCTTCGAGGTCGGCCATCCAGCGGTCGATCTGGTCGCGGAGCTGGCGCTTGGCCGCCTCGATGTCGGTCTCCACGGAGACCACGCCGTCACCCCAGTCGTGGGTGTCCTGGGTGCCCGCCGCAGCGCGGTAGGCCATCAGGTCGGCGTCGATGAGGAGGTGCGTGGTCACTCGCAGACGGAGGCGGCCGCGCGGGTCACCCGCCGGTCATCTATGCGTTCCCTGCGATCCGCCAGCAGGGTCTTCACCTGAGTGAAGATGTCGGCTCCCGGCTGGAGGTCGTCGAAGGGGAACGTGCGGTCGTCCGGGAGGGTGACCCGGCAGGGGACCGGGGTGGCGATGGCGGTTACCGCCGGACGCGAGGCGCATCCCCCGAGGAACACGATGGATAGAACGGCGGCCGAGAGGATGAGGATATGGGCCAGCCACATCAAGTAGTCTTTGTCCGGGGGTGGAGGGGTGTGGTTCAAGAGCGGTTCTCCGTGATGGCCTCGTCCACGAGCGCCTGGGCGGCGTCGCAGCGGTCGGCGGGGGCTGGGGTGGGGAGGTCGAGGTAGCGGCGGGCGGCGAGACGGTCGGCCCTGCCGGCCTCGCGGGCGGCGTCAGCAGCTCGCTCGGCGGCTTCGGCGCGGGCGGTGGCGGCGTCAGCGACGGCTTGAGCGGCGGTGGTCTGGGCGGTGACCGTGGCCTCGCAGGCGGCCAGCTTCGCGCGAACGCTGTCGAGCTGGGCACCTTGGAAGGCAAACGCCGTGAAGCCGGTGACGGCGAGCGCGGCGGTGACCCCGAGGACCACGAGGGTCGTCCGGGGGTTCATTAGGACGTAGCGAAGCATGGGCTTCTCCGGGATGAGGGTGAAGGTGAGGGTCACGAGGGCGTCACGCCTGTCCACGACAGAGCGGGGAACTGGGGCTTGGCGGCGTCCAGGCGGAGGGTCCGGGTGGTCGGCTCATAGGAGCCTCGCCAGACACCCTCGACGACCTCGAAGATGATCTTGTCCCCATCCCGAAGGATGCGGTCGCAGAGGAGGGCGATGGGGCCTGTGGGGTGGTCGAAGACGAGCGGCTGCTTCAAGCGTCCGGCTCGTCGTTGCGCTTGGCCCCGATGCCAAGACCAGCACCGCCCAGCAGGGCACCCACGCCGGACCCGAAGGTTAGGGCGTTGAAGGCCTGTCGGTTGACGATCACGTCCCAGGCCGAGAGGAAGATGAGGGTGAGGCCCGAGAGGATGACGCCAACCCGTAGAGGGTCCCACGACACCCCGTCTCGGGTGGTGACGAGGTCAAGAAGGAAGCTGGGGAGTTTCATGAAGGGTTCCTTTGCCAGCGACGGGGGGAGGGTAGGACCAGCTCGTAGAAGTCCACCAGTGCTCGGAGGTCTGTGAGAGAGGCGTTGTTCTTGAGCCGGTTAGCTCGCCAGCTCACGACCACGACGTTCCCTGGCGTGTAGCCGAGGCTTGGTATTAGTCGGTCGAGAGAGGGGGCGAAGTCGGGGTGGCCGCGTATGAGGGTCTGTCGAAAAACTGGACAGGTCTCCGGGATGAGGATGTCGTCCGGGGTGATGGAGAAGGGGGTGTTACTCTGTAACGCGCGGCGGCGGGCACCGTGCCAGAGGATCAGGGCCACGTTCTTGTCCCGCCATTTTGCCTGGGACGCTTTGACCCGAGCTGGGTCTCGACGGTAGCGGGCTTGAAAGGAGACCTTCACACAGGTCTTGCACTGGTTTCGACGTCCGTCTGGAGACTTCGCGCTTGCGTGGTAGTCAGTGAGAGGCTTGGTCTCTCCACATTTTCGGCACGTCTTGGACGAGCCGCCTCCGGACGAGCCGGGGGTCAGTGGTGTCATTTGGTGTTGGGGTCCTTAGTGAGACGCGGCCCAGCTATCGCCGACCTGGAAGGCACCGGCCGTGGGGCACTTGAGCTTGAAGTGTTCCCCCGCGTCGCGGATCGCATCAGCGAAGATGCGGCCAGCTTGCTCGGCGAGGTCGGCGCGGACCTCCATCTGGGCCTCGTCGTGGACGTTGGCCACGAAGGCGAACTCCCGGCCGTGGACCCATCCGAGCGCCAGATAGGCGCGGTAGGCGAGGACCAGGGCGACCTTCATGAGGATCGCCCCGCCGCCTTGCAGCAGCGTGTTCAGGGCGGCGTGTGCGTAGTTGTTCGCCAGCTTCCGGCCGTCCAGGCCCAGCAGGTAGCCGCGCTTGGCCTTGGACTTGACCAGCTCTTGCAGCTTGCCGAGGGCGGGCAGGCCTTCCTCGATCCGCTTGCGAGCCTTGAGGCCGAGGCCGCCGAGGAACTTGAGGCGGACCTCGGTGTCGTCCTGTCCGGCGGCGCGGGCCTTCTCCTCGGCCGCCTTGACGCGGACGTTGAACGCGGCCTGCTGCTCTGGCGTCATGTCCTCGTAGACCGTCATCCCCAGCTTGGGGTTGCCGGCTCCGTAGAGGTAGGCGTAGATGAAGGTCTTGCCGTTCGCCCGCAGGCGAAGGCCAGCGGCTCGGGTGTTCACGGAGTGAACGTCGGTGCCGTTCTTCTTCGAGCCGTTGACGACCGTGTCAACGTAGGCGCCATCATCGAAGCGGGCCATGTAGTGGGCCAGCATCCGCAGCTCTAGGCCCTCGGCGTCGCAGCCGACCAGCTTGTAGCCCTTGCGGACGATGAAGCAGTCGCGACACTCGTAGCCCCAGCCGCCGGGCAGGCCCATCAGGACGTTGTCGAGGTCGTCCAGCTTGACGCCGGGGACCTGGGCCATGTTGGGGGCGAAGTGGGTCATGCGCCCGGTGCGGGCACCGTTCGGGTTGACCCGACCGTGGATGCGGCCGTCGTCCTTGACGAACGAAAGCCAGGCCTTCTCGCCCTCGGCGATCTGGCCGAGGCGCTTCTGCACCGTGAGGTAGGTCACGATGAGGCGGGCTTCCGGGTAGGTCAGGCCGCCGAGCGTGGTTTCGTCCACCTTCGGCTGACCGCTGTCGGTGAACTCGGTCGGGACCCAGCCGAACAGGGCCTTCATCCGGTTGGCGATGTGGTGTCGCGAGCTGGGGTTAAAGACGACCAGCTCAACCTTGGTCAGCGGGCAGCCAGGGGTGTAGCCCTGCTTGGCGTTGCGGACCTTGGGGACCAGCACGTCGTGCGCCCCCTTGTGTCGCTTCGGCCCATACCAGGGCTTGAAGGTCTCCCGGAGCTTGTCCTCAAGCTCGGCCCGCATGGACACCAGCTCGGCGACCAGCTTCTCGGCCTTGGCCGCGTCGAACAGGAAGCCAAAGTCCTCCTGCATCGTGATGATCTGGGCCACGTCCAGCTCAAGCTGGAGGGCCTCGGGCGAGTAGTCCTTCTCCTCGATCTTCTCCAGCAGCGCGAGGCAACCCTCGTTGTCCTGCTGGCAGTAGTCGTCCATCTCGCGGTTGAAGGTGGCCCAGGTGTAGCGGCCGATTTCCTCGGGCGTGACGAGGCCCAGGCAGCGGGCCTCCTCGGCCTTGGCCGCCGAGTAGTCGCCCTTGAAGACACCCAGCCGGAAACCCCAGGCTTCCAGCGAGTGCGCCCCGACCATCTTCCCGGTGAACTCCGGGGGCCGCAGGCGCTTCTTGATGGCGAGACTGTCGCGATCCATCAGGTCGGTCCAGATGAGACGCGCCCAGACGAGGGTGTCAATCACCCGGCCCTTGGGTTGGAACCACGGGTAGACCTTGCGGATCGCCTTGAGGTCGAACCCAATGATGTTGTGGCCGCAGATGGCCTCGGCCTCCATAAGGAGGCGGACCCCGTCTTCGATGGAGCCGTCCCGCCCGGCAGGCGAGCCGTCGCTGTAGACCCCGCCGCTGTAACGCTTCCGCGACCCGGTAGTCCGGTCGAGGATGTGTAGGCAGTGGATTTTGGTCAGCTCGTCGAGGAGACCGTCGGTTTCGCAGTCGAAGATGAGCAATGGCGGTCCTTGGGAAAAGAAAAGGGCCGCCCCGAAGGGCGACCCGTGGAAACCACCGAGTGGTGGGGGTTAGGCGAGTGGCCTCGTCTTCTCCTTGATGAGACGCGAGGTCTGGCCGGCGGTGGGTCGGTCGTCCTTCAGGGACCCCTGCGCTTCCGCGTCGAGTATGATGGCGAGGCAGGCCGCCGCGTGGGCGAGGTGGTGGACCCCGCTGTCCTCCGCGTTATCCTCGCCGTCCCAGTAGGACAGGAGGTGACGGAGGGCGGCGTTGGTGTAGGTCGAGGCGGAGACGGGGTCGTCGCGCCAGTTGGCAGGGCCATACTTGACCGCGCCGTCGCGGAAGGCGTCGGCCATGTGGACCAGAGCGGGGCCGGGGATCAGCGAGATGGACGGCTTGGCGAGACCGAAACGGGTCTTGGGGTTACCATCGGGGGCGTCCGGTCGGTTCGGGATCGAGATGTCCACCGGGGGTATAGGGACGAAGACGTCCGCCATGGCCGCCACATGCCTCGACCGGATGTATTCCTCCTCCTCCTGACGGGTCAGGGGGCGGAAGCGGTCAGCGGAGTAGCCGCCGCCAGCGAAGTCAGGACCGGAGGGGTAGAACCAAACGGCGTCATCGCCCACGCCGAAGCGGCCCTCGTAGGTCGCATCCTTTTGAAGGTGTGACGTGCCGGTGGCGTCCGTGCAGCGCACGAAGGTCTTAGAGGTCTGCATAGCGGGTCTCATCCTGGAACTGGTTGTCGTTGTCGTTGAGGGTGTCGAGGGGGACCTCGTCCATCCGGCCGGTGACCGGGTGGAACGCGAGGGCGATGAGGGGGCCGACGGCCTCCCCGAACTCCCGATCCTTGAGGCCCCGCACGAGGGTGGGGTTGTTGGTCTGCTTGTCCCGCTCCAGCCCGAGCATCCCGTAGGACCAGCGAGCGATGGCGCGGGAGCCGGTGAAGTGCTTCTCCAGCACTCGGCCTCCCTCCTCGTGGGCGGTGCCCGCAGGAGTGGTCAGGTGGGACACGAGGTGGATCGTGGCACCGTGGGTCTCGGCGATGCCCGAGATGTCCGCCATGATGGTGTCCAGCTCGCGCCGTTCATCATCCGCGTTGGCGACCAAGGCGGTCAGTGGGTCCACCCAGATGTCCAGCACACCCTCGACCAAGATCAGGTGGAGGATGTTGGACTTGATGGTGGCCCAGTCCTTGGCCCCGAAGGTGTCCAGCGGGAAGAACAGGCCGTCCAGACTGTCGATGGCCTCGTTGAGCTGGTCGTCCGTGTAGACCACGTCCGGCTTGTTCAGCCGCAGCCCGAGGATCATACCCGCGAGTGACCGAAGGGTCTTCGCCGGGTTCTCCTCGAAGAAGATGCAGCCGACCTTGCGGGGAGCCGGGATGGCGATGGGTTGACCCGTGCCGTCCCGAAGGTGGGAGTGGTCCGGGATCAGGTCCGGCCGCATGATGCAGACCATGATCTGCTTCATCGTGGTGGTCTTGCCCGAGCCGACACCGGCACCCCAGGAGTAAACGTAGGGGGCCTGGATGCCGTAGGTCGCGGCGGTCAACCCCGGCCACGGCCAGGGGCGACCCCAGGTGGAGGGCAGCAGGGCCTTCTCGCGGAGGTCGGACACCGACCGGATACCGTCAGGGCGCGATGAGGCCGCCCCGAAGATCGCGTCCACGAGACCCTTGCTCTTGTTCGCCTTGACCATGTCGTTGGCGTCCTTGAAGCCCTCGGGGAGCTGGGCGTCACGGACCTTGCCGGGGGTGAACAGGACCTTGCAGGCCTCCACGGCCTTGCGGCCGGGTTCGTCCATGTCGAAGCAGAGGACGACGCTCTCGTATTTCTCCAGCGCGGAGATGAACGGGCGCAGATCGCGGGCGGCCCCTTGGGCGCCGTTGGGCACCGAGAGGACAGGCCAGTTGTTGCCCATCGCCTGGGAGACCGACAGGGCGTCAATCTCGCCCTCGGTGATGACGACCATCTTGCCGCCCCGGTCCTCCAGCAGGCGCGAGCCGAACAGGCCCGCCTCCTTGGGAGCGCCGAGGAAGGTGAAGTCCTTCTTGCCGTCGGTGGCGTAGCGGACCTTCTGGGCGACCGTGCGCCCGGTGGCGTCGGTGTAGGGGGCGATATGGCACTTGCCGCCCTTGAACTCGCCGACGCGGTAGCCGTAACGCTCACAGGTCTCGCGCGTGAGGCCACGGTTCGGGATCGCCTCGACGACCCCGGATAGGAGGTTTTCCATCCGGCCTCTTGATGATGTTGGAGGGGGTGGGGACGAGCCGCCGCCCGGCTCGCGGTAGCCGCAGCCAAAGCAGTAGCCGTGCCCATCGTCGTAGCGCCCAAGGTTGTCCCTGGACCCACACGATGGGCACGGCTCTTTGGCGATGCAGCGCGTGTCGCCGCGCTCGTGCATCAGGTCAGAGGAAGGTGGTGACCGAAATCATCCCGGCGCGTTCGAGCCGGCGGTTCGCTCGGGCGAGCTGCTGCTCCATGAGGGCGGCTCGACGGCGGTGGCCATCCTCGTTTCTGACGGCGTCAGCGGCGCGGTAGTTGGCGCGGTCAACCGCTTGCTGCTGGGCGTCGTGTGCCCTGATGGCCCAGGTCTTGGCCCGTTCAATGCGGACGAAGCCGAGGCGGTAGAGGATGGCGTCGATCATCGGCGGGGTTCCTTGCGGGTGACAGTCCAGGTGGGGGTCTTGCGGCCCTTGTCGTTACCGAGGGCGGACGCGATGCCGAGGCCCAAGGCGCGGCGGGAGGGGCCGACGTTCGGCTCATGGATCAGGCGGCGGACGGCGGCCTCGAAGGCGTAGCTCATGGGCGTCCTCGACCGGACGATCTGGCGGGTGCTGTCGTCGTTACGCATTGGCTTGGGTCTCCGGGACGAGCCGATACTCGGCAAAGGGGGTTCCGTTCAGGTCCTCACGGGGGACCGTGATGATGGCCTTGCCGGTCGGCACGAGGTCCGCGCGGTCGCCCCGCAGGCGGTAGATCGCGTCGGCCAGCCGGAAGGCACCGAACTGGTGGCGGGCGGTGGCGTCGGTGATCCGCCCGTGGGCGATGAGGTGGTGGATGACCTGCTGACAGCGGGTCGGTCTGGGTGTCTGGGTCATGGGTTCTCTCGTGTCCGTCGTGTGGTGGGGATCAGGTGCGCGTCTTGGCGGCAAGCCACGCGCGAACGTCGAAGGAGGGACACTCCTTCATCCACTCGTTGGGCGTGACCCGGCCGTCGCGGTTGCGGTCGGGGGACAGGTCCCGGTGACCGAGGACGCTCGCGTTCGGGAACATCGGGCGCAGGCCGGTCAGCAGGGTGTCGAGGGCGGTGAACTGGGCGGGGGTGAAGTTGTTCTCACCCTTGCCGTCGAGGCCGACGCCGCCGACCATACAGATGCCGAGGGACTGGCCGTTGAAGCCCGAGACGTGGGCACCCGGCTCGTTGGTGGGCCGGCCCTTCTCGACCGTTCCGTCACGCTTGATGACGAAGTGGTAGCCGATGTCGCGCCAGCCCTTGCGTTTGTGCCAGAGCCGGATGTCGGCGGCGGACACGTTGGCGTTGGCGCGGGTGGCCGAACAGTGGACGACGAGGTAGCGGACGGAGGACGGGGTCATCTCGATGATCCTCAAGCGGAGGCCCCGGCCGCGAGAGCCAGGATCAGGTTGTGGGTCGGGCGTCGGTTACGAAGGCCCTTGGTTGGATGGGAGTAGGCGAGCCTGCCGTTCGGCAGGCCGGTGATTGTCCCCCGCGAGATGCGCGAGAACGGTTTGCGGGTCATGGGGGGTCGCTTTCTCGGCCGCCAAAGGCCGTCGTGTGGTGGGGATCAGGTGGTGATGGTCACCTCGAAGCCCGGCACGGTGTCCGGGTCGGCCCATCGCTTGACGATACGGAGGTCACAGACCTGCTTGTCGTCTACCCAGAAGCGACCACTGTCGGTGATCGCGTCGAGGACGCCCTTGACGTAGTTGTCAACGTCGGGGGCGGGATGCTTCAGCTTTGAGGTTCGGGGCTTCTCGACACGGGCCACGACCGAGACGGTCAGCGGGCCGGTCAGGGGCGAACCGGGAAAGTCGTTCACTCCCCGGACGACCTCCGCCAGCTCCTCCTTCCAGGCCATGTATTCACGCGGCTGGTAGATGGAGGCGAACTTCCCACCCCTCGTCGTCGCTCGGGGACGGGGGGTGGGCATGGGTTCGCAGGGCAGGAAGAACGTGTAGACGGTCTCGTTACAGATCGTCGTTGCCGCCAGGGATCATGTCCCCGTCGGTCTCATCGGTGAACTGGGCGACATCCTCCAGGGCGTCGCCATCGTCCTCGCGCTCGAAGCCGTGGTCGCGGAAGGTGCGGTTGACGGACGAGAGCTTGATGACCTGCGCGGCCTTGAGGCGCGTGGACAGGACGGCCAGCTTGCTCGTCTGGTTGATGAAGGGTTCGATCTCTACCGACAGTTTCATCTCGGTGCCCCCGCTGATGACTGGCGGGCGCTCCAGGACCTTACCTCGGGCGTCGAAGATCGTCGGCTTCTGGGACCAGGACGATCCGTCCTTGCGGGTGCCGGTCGCCCTCATGGAGGCCATGAAGATCAGGTTGCCCGTCTCTTCGCCGGTCTCCTGGTCGCGCTCGACCTTGATGATGTCGCCAGCTTTCAGCTCCATCGCCAGGGCGGCCTTCTTGTCGGCCCTGAGGGTCTCGATGGTCTCGGCCAGAAAGTCGTCGCGTATCTTCTCCAGCGCGGCCACGAAGGCTTGGACCTCGGGATCGTCAGCGCGAAGAACCAGCTTGCAGGAATACTTGCCTGCGGCGTCGAACTTGGTGTCCGGCGTGTTCAGTCGGGGCCACGATGCGATGCCGCGAGGCGTCGTCATTTTGACCTTGTTATTCTTTCTCATGTGGTGGTGTCTTTCTTGTGGTGGGGATTGGAGAGATGCAGACGCACTCCGGGTGTCAGAAGGTCTCGGTCTGGGCGACCTCGTCGGCCACTTCTAGGACCGCCTTGGTAAACCGGAGGGCGTCCTCGGGGTCCAGGAAGATCACGACGCCGGGACCAGTGCGATCCCGTGAGAAGAGGCGGACGCGGCGTTTCGAGAGGGAAGGCAGGACCGAGATGGTGCGTTGACCCGTGCTACAGGTGAAGATGTTAGCCAAGTTCAGCCCTCTCGATAATGCGCTCGACATCGCGGTCCAGCTTGGTGGTGTCGTAGCCCTCGGCGGCCAGCTCCAGCGCGATGTCCGAAGGGACCACGCCGTCGTTGTCGAGGGCCGCCGTGGTGGCGCGGGTCAGCAGACCCTTGATGGCGCGGGTCAACGCACCACCTCGCGGCCAAGGCGAGCGAACTCACGGCGAATGCCCTGGGCCGGGTGAACGCCGATGGCGTCCAGCGCGTCTTCGCCCAGCCCGACCAGCTTCCTAAGGCCCTTACCGATCTGTTCGCCAGCGCAGTGCGTCAGGGCCAGCGGGACGGCGACGACCATGAAGGCCGAGAGGGCGCCGATCTGGCCGACGGCGACGAAGCGGTCGGCGATCCGCAGGTCGCGGTCGAAGGCGACGCGGGTCGTCAGCTTGGTCTCGGTCAGCAGCTTGTAGCTGGCATGGGGAACCACGTTCGGACGGTTCGGGTCGTTGTAGTAGAAGCGCGCGGGCTGGTCGTAGCGGAAGCCGACGACATCGGTGCGGAGCGCGGGGACGGTGATCTTCATGGTGTCTGGTCTCTCGGTTTCAGGAGTTGGTCAGCTCGCCCCGGACGTAGTCGCGGAGGGCCTGGACGTGGGTGGTGAAGGGGCCTTCGGCGGACGCGACCTTGCGGACGGCTCGCTCGATTTCCTCGTGGGGGTTCAGTCCGAGGGCCTGGGCGCTCACCACGGCGGCGAGCATCAGGGCGTTGAACTGGACGTGAGGCTCCAGGTCGGCCATGCGGACGGCCATGCGGAACGTGGGTTCACGCAGGTCACTGACGGAGGACTGGTGCCGGGCGCGATCCGCGATGGTGCGGAGGCGGCTGTCGATGACGGAGGAGGGGATCACCGGGGGCAGACCTGGGTCCCGTCCCGGCGCATCCGGGGGGTGATGCCGCCGCCCGCTTTGTAGTCGCTGAACGCGAGGTATTGGCAGCGGGTGACGGGGTCGGTGTAGATGCGAATGCGGCCGGAGCGGTCGCTGGCCACGTTCCCCATCCCGCCGCTGAACGCGGGGGTGGAGACGGCGATGGCGGCGAGACCGAGGGCGGCCAGCAGGATACCGGCGGTGAGCTTCTTCATGGTTCTGTCTTTCGTGTGGCGGGGATCAGAGCTGCTTGAGGATTTCCGCAGCGAAGTTGGCGGTGTGCTTTCGGGCATACGCCAGGGCGAGGTCGCGGATCACGTCGTTCCGCCGGGGACCCTTGGGGACCTTGTAGGCGGGGATGATGGAGAACCAGCCGCCCGTCGGCCGCACGGTGACGGTGTCCAGGTGGACCGAACACATGACGGGCGCCTGGTCCATGATCGACGGCAGCTTGGAGGCGAGGGTGTCCTCCAGCTCGCGGATGCGGTTCACGGCGTGATCGAGGGCACCCTCCAGCCGCTTGATCTTACGAATGGCGGCCTCGGGGTCGAAGAACTGTTCGCTGTTGACCTCGATCACGCCGAGTAGCCCGGCTGGAACCCGAGGGCGATCCTCAGGTCCTCCCAGAGCTTGGCCTGTTCGGTCGGGGGTGTCTGGTCTTGGAGGGTCCACTTGCCCGCGAGGTAGACGGCGGCGGCGGCTTTCCGCAGGGCGGCGTAGCGGGGGTCCGAGGGAGTCGCCGGTGCGAGGGTGGAGGTATCGACGACCTCAAAACGTTCGAGGGAGTAGGGACGATCCCCGCCGGAGATGCGGGCGAACTTGCCATCATGGCCCGTCAGGGTGACGAGCTGGCCCTCATAGATGTGTGGGGGCTGGGGCCTGATGACGCGGAGGGTAGCGCCCAGCGGGGTTTTCGTGGTAGGGTGCATCTGACTCTCTCTCTCTCGTTTCGGGCGTCAGGCCCGAGGGTGAGTGTTAATGGGAAGGTCGGGGAGTGGTGGGGGTTAGGCGAAGACATAGTGACTGTCCAGGACTTGGGACAGGTCGAGGTCCCCCAGCGGGGGCAGCTCGGGTAGCTTGGCGGCCAGCTCGGGGGGGAGCTGGGCGGCCAGTTCGTCGCGGAACATCTCCAGCCGGCTGGGCGTGTATTGCTCTACGAAGGTCTCCCGCAGGATGCGCGACAGGTGCCCGGCGTTGGCCGCGTGGGTCCCGAAGCTGTCATGGATCACAGCCATGGCGGTGATCCCCTCGGCGGTCGCGGCGTTGACCACGGCCATGAGGTGGGCGGCATCCAGTGAGTGGACGAAGTTGGGCGCGATGCCGTTCACTTGAGCGCGGGGAGCGATGGCGTCCCCGTTGGTAGCCAACATGATCTGTAGTCGCTGACCCCCGAAGTGAACTTCAACGCGCGATCCGGTCACCGTTCGGTAGCTCTGGAGGACCGGCAGGCCTTGCGGGGTGGTCCACCATATAGGCAGGCCCGCCTCCCCGGCGACCCTGGCCGCATCGCGGAGCCACTCCATCGCCACCGACGCGGCCGAGACCACCTCTGAGATGGTTTCCCACAGGACGTGGGACAGATACATCGCGGATTGGTAGTTATCGGCACCGCCGAGGTGAGGGGGTTGACCCGCCTCGGCGGCGTCCTTGTCCAGCTCGCGCAGAGCCTTGAGAATCATGCCCTGCATCCCGAACCGGGTGGCCGAGTAGCAGTAGGTCATGCACGGCTGCTTGGCGATCTTCCGCACGATCTTCCCGCCCTTCCACGGCAGGGCCTCGTCCGACGGGTCCCGGTCTACGAAGGCCTGGGCAGCGGCGGCGACCTGCTTGTAGATGTCCTGGGGCCGGTCGGCTGGGATTAGACAGACCGCCTTGCCCCCGACGGGGTCCCGGAGCATGGCCGAGAAGTGCTGGAGACCCGAGTTGGAACCATCCAGTGCGACCGGGACGCGGCTGACGTAAGCCTCACCCTCCCGGCAGTAACCCGCCCACTCGATGCAGGCAGCCAGAGCGCAGTAGGGGCTATCCGCCGTGGTCCAGAACCGCTGCCCGTCGAGCGGGTTATCGGCGCTGTCCACGATGGCGGCGCTGTTCGCCATGACCCAGTCCACTCGCTCCTCGAAGGGGACCTTGTCTACCCCGAACAGGTTGGCGATGTGGATGGCCAGCCAGCCCGCGCCGTCGGTCCCCAGAGGGATGCCCTCGGCGAACTCCAGCAAGGACTTGGCGGTGTCTTCACCCTGGGGGTGGGGACCACCGACCGGCACCGGGTAGATGCGGCCCCGGAAGTCCAGCTCGTGGGGGAACCAGATGGCGGCCTCCTCGGCGAACTTCTGGGCGATCCAGAGGCGTTGCGAGACGGCCAGCCGCTTCGATAGGAGTCGGGCGTTGCGGGCGTGGGTATCGGCCGCCACGGCCTTCCACGCCTTGAGAGCGTTCTCGTTGGTGTCGGCGTCCTCGGGCCGAGGTGGGATCGGATGATCCTCCCGTCGGGGCAGGCCGCCGAGCGCGCCGCCGCCGTCCCAGACCTCGCGCATGACTTCGAGCACCCGGCGGTTGACCCGCCATGGCGTGTTCTGGACGTTGTTCACGGCATCATAGACCTTGGGCATATCTACCCAGCGTAGCTCGTCGTGGTAGGGGGTGTTCCACTGCTTCACGAGACGCAAGCCGGGGCGCTTGGTCAGGTAGCCGCCCCAGAACGGGGTTCGCCACCGTCGGGGCCGGACGACCATCGGCAGGTGGATCGGTTCGAGGACCTCGCAGCGGGCGTGCTGACGCTCCAGCCAGTCCCGGCAGGCTTCCGTCGGGCGCACACTATAGGAGAACCCCTTAGAACAGGTCTTGGCCTCCATCGTGAACAGCCCGCTGACCTCACAGATCAGCTCGATCATCTTCATCCCGGCGTGGAGGGATTGCTCCCGCGTGGGGACGAACTTGACCCCCTCGGCGTCCATGATCTTCCGCAGGGAAGCCCTCTTTTTAGCCGAGAAGCCGGACTTCTGCTGGGCCTTTAGGATACCTTGGTATCCCTTCTTGTTCGACTTGGAGAGGCTAGCCATCTCGATGTGGTGAACGAGCGCCTCGGCGATAGCGAAGGCTGTCCCTTGCGCACCACGCTCGGTGGCCACACTGGTGACCAAGACGCGGGTGGCGAGGTAGGCGCAGGTTTCCGGCTCCACCCGTGCCAAGATGGCGAAAGCGGAAGGACGGCGGCCGGCACCGCCCTCGGCAACCCGCGTGACGAACTCAGTGACCGCTTGGGCGACCGGCGGGACCACGAGCTTGATGAGATGACGGCCAGGGGGTAGGTCGGCCTCATCTTTCGTAGCCGAGCTGTTGTCACGCCACGGCAGGGGGCGTTGGGAGCGGTAGCGTTCGGAGCCAAGCTGACGGCTCTCGCCCTCCAGCTCCAGTTGCCGGGCGACACGTTCGCGCAGGTCGTTCATTGGGTCTCCTAGTTTCCGGGGAAGGTGAGGCGGACGACCCGCTCTTCGATGTATCGTGGCAGGTCGGGCGGAACCTCGACGTCGTGCAGACGGGCGGACGCCTTAAGGAGAGGGGCGAGGACTGTCCCGCATCGGGCAATCCGATTGGCCACGGCCTCGGCCCCAATCAGGGACCTCGCGCGTAGTCGAAGGAACGCAGAGCAGGCCCGCTCGTGGACCTCCGGGTCGTCCGTGTGTGCCCACAGGCCGTCCATGATGTTGTGATCGAGGATAGAGTAGTTGCTCAA